CCAATCCAAAACAGCTCCTATGCCGGAACCAAGCTTACCTAGGAATTTCTCCCCAGCGCCTTTGGTAACCGACTCTAGCGCAGCCGCTTTCTTCCCTGAATCCGGTGTCGCAGCACCGTATTTGATAACGTTCTGTAAGTTGGCACTTTGAGGGAGGGAGGCAACATAGTTGTCAATCGCAGCCCTCTGCATTGGTGCCACAGGGGAAATCTCTACTGGGAGCAACGGCTCCATCTGCAGCCTTGGCAGCAACTCAAAGTTGTATACCATCTGCACGATGTACGAAGCTCCAGCTGTGATGTTTGCAATTCGCATCAACAGCAGCCCATCTTGTGCGTGCGTGAATACATCTGCTATGCCGCGGTACTCATCCTCAATCGGAGAGTATTTTCTGTAAGTGAAGAGGCAACCCTCCACTGCAGAATCGGCATTTGCACGCGAAACCATCTCTGCCACAGTAGGTATGACACTGGCTGGTGTTTGGGCTCGACACAAGATCACTCCAGGCGCATTGGACAAGGCTCCAGTGAACTGGACCTTAACTGCAAACGAAACCAACCTGTACTGCGAATACAAGTCGACCAGTTGTGCATAAGCTGGAAGTGCTGTGTCAGGGGGAAGGAACTCGTCAACGCCCTTGGCATCATTTCTGATCCAATAGGCTTCCGAAGCACACGGACAAAAGGTCATGTTGACCCAGGTGTTGTCGGCTGTGAATGGAATGGTTGCAACGACTTGCAACGCTGTTGACTTGTTGGGCAGTCTGTCTGGAATCTTAGCTCCACGTCCTCGAAAAGGATCAATCTGAGACAGTGCATACCGTGCCAGATCATCACGAGGTCCCTTCAACAAGGGAGGTTTCAGACTCTGAAGGGTCATCTTTTGAGGGATGCCCACCCGTTTTGAGGGTACAGCTGACAAAGCAGTATTGTACCCGCGAGTTCCGCCATTGCGGTTCTTTTTGTTGGGCTTCTTCAAACCCTTTTTCTTGTTGGACTTCGACTTCCTGTTCGCCATGAATAGTGAAAGTTCTAGTCGAATTTCCTCGGGGTCGCGCATGCACAAAGCATTCCAACCCGAATGAAAGAAAACAGCAACGTTAAGTGGCAACATCGCGAGTGTGGCATGGGCAACCATGCGAAACCACATCTCTTCAGAATCAGCACCACAAAGCATGCCTTCCAGATAACCGAAAAACAAGCCGATAACGCAGCGGTCGACTGGGTGAGGTAAAATATGCTTAACAGTCTCCTCAACAATAGGCGCCACAATCACACTCTCGAAGTATGTGTGCGTCCAGTCGACAATTTGCAGTTGAGAACAGGTGGCACGAATGCCAAGATCCCGCTCCACCACTGCATCAATCATTGGGTGATCAATCAGGCCAGGTTCTGGAAGCTCAAAAGAGTCCAACATTTCAACACTCATTCCGTACCGATGTAGGAAAAACTGCTCAGTTTCTGGGCATCTTTTATGAGGTTGTTCACACCTTGCGGTGTACTGATTATAAATTTCAATCTCAGAAGGTTTGTCCGATCTGAGACGGCCTATGATCTTTGGAATTATTGGTAACACGCCGCTGCAGTTGATTAAGGAATCACATGTCGCGTCTACCAAAATGCGTTTGCCATGCTTCTTGTGTAAGACAGAGCTAGTGGTGTAGAATGTCTTTGCAAGAATTCGACCCAGTTTGGGCATGAATACTCTTCCTTCAGAAGTTGGTGTCAAAACGGAGGAACACATTTCAATGTCAAAGGGGTTGGGTCTCAAAACTACATTTGAGATCATACCACACTTTGCTAATGCTTCCTCCACAAGCGATATGGAAACTCGTTTTCTAGTGCAGATGATAGAATCATCACCAAGCACCATTATCGCAAGATCCGTTTCCGGATCATCAACCAACCTCCCGAAAGAGTAATACAGCATCATCATGTTCATGAGAGATCCACCAATCGACGTATTAGAAACACCAGATTGAACTGTACCAGGAACCTTGTACTTGATAGTTCCGGTCTTGTTTCTGCCAATAGTCATGGTCTGTTTTCGCAGCAAGTTCACCACATGAGGGGGGCAACCCGCAGTTTTGTAAAGGTCAAACTGCGCGTGAAGCAATGGCACTGAAATCGTGGAATCGAAACGGGAAAAGTCGTTTTCATAGACTTCCCACCCGGCATCCACATACCAGCTCACCCATGCACCCATCTGTTCGAAGTTCGAACCAGAGGCGATGAACAAAAGATCATCCACGCTGAATGTGGATGTCAAAGCTTTTTGCAAAGTAGCAACTGTTGGTCCAACCGCCATCAAATAAGCAGGATTTTTGTCCTGAATTGATCTAGGCATGGGGACCTTGTCCTTGAGATAGGGCTCCACCTTCACAAACACATTGGATGAATGGTAGTGTTTAGGTGGTTGCGGCGCAACCAAATGACTGCGTGCAGCAAACTCAAGAATCTTACGCCTCCCGAGAGGGAAGGCTTGCAAAAACTGCGAACGAGAAATTCTCTGTCTCTCATTGTACACACCGGCAACCTGCTTAAAAGTAGCATGATAAAACATCTCTTTCACTGAAGCAATGGTTGCCAGATCGACTGGGGGCTTGGGATTGAGTATGCGAGAGCATACGGAAGCTGCCTGATTGTGATCACACGATGCAAAATAAAAGGGCTTGAACTTCTCAACCCCATAACCAATGAGCGTGGCTCTTGGTTTCAAAATATTGCACTCTCCGTGAACTTTGATCACGGATTTCGCTTTCGGATCAACAGGCATTGTCTTCCACAATTCGCCAAGACATTGTCCTTTCAACACCACATCGGGTTTCGTGACACTACTTCTCCTCCTGAACCACCAATACCCAAGCCCCACCGACATGCCAACTAAGGCCAGGGTGGGGAAGGATAGAGGCTTGTTCCGAAACTTCTTCAACCGAGTCAAAAAAGCCAGAGCAGAGGCACCCAAATACTTTGCAGCATTAATGGGTTTTCGCAGGATATCTTGGATTAGAAAATTGGTAAACCTGTTAGGGTAAACCTTGGCTAGTAGGCGCCAGGCGCCATCCTTAACCTTGGCAAGTAAGCGCAACGCACCATCCTTGGCCGTATCAAGTGCTCGCCCCAAATTCACGACAGACGTATTCCAAATCTCTCGTGGGTGGAGGGCACAGATCCAACGCTTGCAGTCTCCTGCAAACCCTACTGACATCCTTGCGTAGTAGTCAAGGGACAAGACGAGCTCATCCCAAAATTCCCGACACTTACTCACCATCTTGCCAAACGGCAATTTTAGCTGAGTCTTTGTGTTAGAACGCCAAGCCAGATACATCAGTAGACCACCTCCGAG